AAAAAAGAATGGCTAGTGAATATACAAGAGAGAATATGATTGAAGCAATCAGATCTCATGCAAAAGGACATATTGCGAAGCATGCAATGAATGTTGAAGTTTATTTAAAGAATGCTGCTGGTGTAGGTGAACATCCAGATGTACTAGAAGCAGTAGAAAAAGAACTTAACATTATTGCAGAATACCATGATCAATTGGAAGTTTTAGACAAGTATTTCAAATAAATGCTTGACAAAAACCTAAATATATCATATAATAAAACAATAGACATCCTCGTCTATAACTCGGAGAATTAAAAATGAGCAAAAGTGAACAGATTAGATCCCGTCTTCAAGATGCAGGTATACGCTATTGGGCGGGAGATAACATTTCTGAAGTGTTGCAAAAAGGCGACAAAGAAGAATTAATTGAAGAACTTACAGGTAAGTTTGAAGATGTTCTTGATAGTTTGGTAATTGATAGACATAATGATCCAAACAGTCAAGACACAGGAAGACGTCTTGCAAAAATGTATGTAAATGAATTGATGCAAGGTAGATATGATCCCATGCCTAATGCAACTGCATTTCCCAATCATGTTGATGACGGATATGAAGGAATGTTGGTTGTCCGTAGTGAACTAAAAAGTGTATGTTCACATCATCACCAGCCTGTTACAGGTGTTGCATATATTGGCATTATAGCAGCAGATACACTAATTGGATTAAGTAAATATACCCGTATTGCCCAATGGTGTGCTAGACGCGGTACACTACAAGAAGATTTATGTAATGATATCGCTAAAGAAATTATGAAAGCAACTGGTAGTTCTAATGTTGGTGTTTATATTCAAGCGACACACGGTTGTTGCGAAAATCGAGGCATTATGGCACATAGCAGTCTTACACAAACAACTGTACTAAAAGGTAGTTTCAAAGATGATTCAGGCACAAAAAAAGAGTTCTTTGACAACATCAAACTACAACAGGAGTTTGCACCACGATGATAGAAGCACCGGTATTTGAAAAAGGTTATCCTTCACATGAAGCAGTTAACAGAAAGCCAGCAATGAAATTAAGATATTCAGAAGCATTTTACAGTGTTCAAGGTGAAGGCAGATATGTAGGAGTGCCCAGTGTGTTTCTGCGTACATTTGGTTGCAACTTCCGTTGTATGAACTTTGGGTTAGGTAAAGATGAACCCGATCGTTGGACTAAGCATGCAAAAGGTCAGCGATATAATCCAGAAGTTCTTAAATTAATTGAAGACGGTGTTCATAAAAACACAGAAAAATTTGAGGACTTGCCTATTATTCACACAGGTTGTGATACATATGCAAGTATCTATCCCGAATTCAAACACTTTAACAAACTTGCAGAAGTAGACGAAGTGGTTGATCATTTACTTTCATTACTTCCAGAAGGTAAATGGACTATGGACAATGGTCAAGATATACATTTGATCATGACAGGTGGCGAGCCTTTGTTAGCGTGGCAGAAGCTCTACATAGATTTATTTGAGCATCCAAAGATGCAGGATTTGAAAAATGTCACATTTGAAACAAACACTACACAACATTTACACGAAGATTTTTACAATTATCTCAACAGTCAAAACAGATTTGAAGTTACTTGGTCTTGTTCCCCTAAGCTCTCAGTTTCTGGGGAACCTTGGAACACTGCTATATTGCCTGATGTTGCTAGTCAGTATAACAGCGTTAACGGTAGTAACATTTATCTTAAATTTGTGGTCGCTGACAAAGATGATATTGACGAAGTTGGCAGGGCTGTGGACGCTTACAGAAGTGCCGGGTTGGAATGTCCGGTATATTGTATGCCGCTTGGCGGACGCTCCGAAGAATATAATCTCAATGTTAAAGAGGTGGCAGAAGTCTGCATGGAAAGAGGATGGAGATTCACTCCAAGACTCCATATTAGCCTATTCGGAAATGCCTGGGGAACTTGATAATATGCATTACAAAAATCCACAACATGAAAAGGCAATGAAAGCTCCTATCCAAAAACCTTTGGATCAAGAGCTAAGAGAGAAAGGACTATTATGACAAAATGGGATAAATTTAAAAAGGCATTAGGTATACAACCTAAGATCATTGAAGAGCCCAAAACTATAGAGCAAGAACGCAGAGATATTCTTGCTAAGGAAAAACAAGAAGCAACTGCTCGCAATGAACCTTGGGTTGGTGTATTAGATACACAGGTTAATCCAGATAATATCAAAAATGGTTTCTTTGAACTAGACTGGAACAATGAGTTTATTGAACAACTTCTCGATGCAGGATATTCAGGTGAAACTAATGAAGAAATTGTAAATGGATGGTTCCGTACTATTGCAATGCAGATTTTGGAAGAAGAAGGACTTGACACACAGCGTGAAATGGGTTATATTAATGTTAAACCTATAGACAAAGATAAATCAGAGGTAAGTTAATGACCTATATACTAGTAGATACTGCAAATACTTTTTTCCGTGCTAGGCATGTTATCAGAGGCGATGCTGATACAAAACTTGGCATGGCATTTCATATTACATTGAACAGTATCAAAAAAGCGTGGCAAGACTTTGAAGGCAGTCATGTTGTGTTCTGCTTAGAAGGACGATCTTGGCGCAAAGATTACTATGAGCCTTACAAGCGCAATAGACAAGACGCAAGAGATGCACTTAATGAAAGAGACGCACAAGAAGACAAACTGTTCTGGGAAGCATTTGATCATTTTAAAGAGTTTGTAACAGACAAAACAAATTGTACAGTATTACAACATCCACAACTAGAAGCAGATGATTTAATTGCAGGTTGGGTACAAAATCATCCTAATGACGATCATGTTATTATTTCGACTGACGGTGACTTTGCACAACTTGTTGCTCCTAATGTGCGTCAGTATAACGGTGTAACTAATACTATTATTACACATGAAGGTTATTTTACAGACAAAGGTAAACCTGTAATAGATAAGAAAACAGGTGAGCCTAAGCCTGCACCTAATCCTGAGTTTATGTTGTTTGAGAAATGTATGCGTGGCGACACTAGTGATAATGTGTTTAGTGCATATCCTGGTGTGCGCAAGAAAGGCACTAAGAATAAAGTAGGCTTACAAGAAGCATTTGCCGATAAAGGCACAAAAGGCTATAACTGGAATAACATGATGCTACAGCGTTGGGTTGATCATGAAGGTGTAGAGCATCGGGTGCTAGATGATTACAATCGCAATGTTACATTATGTGACTTAACTGCACAGCCGTCTGATATTAGAGAGATTATAGATAACACTATAAAAGGTGTGAAAGAAAAACAAGTTTCACAAGTTGGTTTACGTCTTTTGAAATTCTGTGCTACATGGGATTTACAAAGAGTAAGCGAAAATGCTCAGTTATATGCTGAGCCATTACAAGCGAGGTACATGGGATGACATTAAAAGCAAAAGAAATTGTAGACGGAAAATTTTGGATTCTAGAAAGTAACGGTGCAAAAATTGCAACACTTTCTTGGTCAGATGACAGATATATGTTAAGTGATGTAAACGGAACAAGATTCCTGAACAAGCGTCAACTAGAAAAGGATCTTGGCAAAGTAAGTTGGGATAAGAAACTAGAAATTACAGAAGTGACAGTAAACGAAGTACACGGTTTTCCTACAAGTTGTGCACCGTTTAATCCTTTGTATGATGTTGTAAAAAGATTACCACTATTTACAAAAAGTAATAAAAGCAAAAGTCACTACTGTGCAGGATACTACATTATCCGTTTTGATAAAGGATGGGTTAAAAGTTTTTGTCCTAAATCAATTACGATTGAAAGATATCCTTACAAAGGACCTTTTAAAACCGCTCTTGAAATGCGTACAGAACTAAGTAAAGCAAATGCAAAATGATATTTTAAATACTGTTCCTATACAGCAGTTTATAAAACAAGTTAAAAGTGCCGAAGCAAGTAGAGCTAATGAAGTTAAACTTGATATAAATTCTGCAAAAAATTTAGCCTTTACGCTTGGTATTGTTATGACTAGATTAAGTGAAGACCTAGAAGTTTTACTTAAAAAAGAACAAAGTGGCGATAACGAAACCATTGAAGTACAATTAGATGGTGGAAATAAGTGGTAAAATCTGATAAATATATGCGTAGTTTATTAAAGGA